TTAGTTAAGACCTCTGTTATTTAGTAAAGGTTGGATGCCGGGTTCTGAACCACGGAATTTTTTATACAATTCCATCGCATCTTCAGTTCCACCCAATTCCAATACATTGGTTCGGAAAGCACTGGCCGTATTTTTATCGAAAATACCATGTTCCTTAAAGGCTTCAAAGGCATCGGCGTCGAGTACTTCGGCCCAGATGTAGCTGTAGTAAGCTGAAGCATATCCGTCGCCTGAGAACACATGAAGGAAATAGGGGCTGCGGTAGCGGGGAACAATTTCGTCTATCATTTTTATTTTTTTCATCGAGGCTGCTTCAAATGCATTAACATCCCAATCCTGAACCTGGGTTTGGGTATGCCAGTCCAAATCGAGGTACGAAGCCGCCAGGTATTCGGTGGTGGCAAAACCCTGGTTGAATTTACCGGCTTTCTCTATTTTTGTTATTAATTCGGCAGGCATCGATTCGCCGGTTTGGTAATGTTTGGCATAATGGTTCAGTACTTCGGGTTCAAAAGCCCAGTGTTCCATAATTTGAGAAGGCAATTCCACAAAATCGCGCGGGGTGCGCAAACTTGAGTAATGCTTGTTGGCAAATAAGCCGTCGAGAGCGTGTCCAAATTCGTGGAACAGGGTTTCTGTTTCGTCAACCGTTAATAAGGCCGGAGCATCGGCTGTTGGTGCAGAGAAATTGCAAACAATCGACATGACCGGAGCCACACGTTCCCCATTTTCGTATTTCTGTGAGCGGTAACTGGTGCACCAGGCTCCCGAACGCTTCGACTCGCGTGGGTGATAATCCATATATAAAATGCCCAAATGGTCACCGTTTTCTTCTTTTACTTCAAAAACTTCTACTTCGGGATGGTAAACCGGCATGTTTTCGAGCTGAGTAAAACTGATTCCGTATAGTTGGTTGGCTACCCAAAACATACCATCGCGAACATTATCCAGTTTCAGGTAAGGACGGATTTCGTTTTCGTTTAAAGCAAATTTTTGCTGTTTTACTTTTGTAGCATAGAAATCGTAATCCCAGGGGGCCAGTTTAAAGTTGTGTCCATCGGCAGTAATCATATGTTGCATGTCGGCTACTTCTTTTTTTGCCACCCGTAGGGCGTTGGGCATGATTTGATCGAGCAGTTTGTAAACATTATCGGCATTTTTAGCCATGTTTTTGTCTAAAATATAGGCCGAAAAGTTTTCGTAACCCAGCAATTGGGCTTTCTCGATACGCAGGTTTACAATGTCATTAATAATAGCCTTGTTGTCGAGCGAATCGTCGTAATTGGCTTTGTTTATGTATGCTTCAAACATTTTCTGACGTAAATCGCGGTTTTCGGCGTTGGCCAGGAAGGGGAGCAGACTGGGTTTGTGAATGGTAAATACCCATTTGCCTTCCAGGTTTTTTTCATTGGCTTTTTGGGTAGCAGCAGCTATCGAGGTTGAAGAAAGGCCGGCAAGGTCGGCTTCGTTGTCAACAACCAGCATAAAACGGTTGTTTTCTTTTAACACATTCTGGCCAAAATTCAGGAACAGTACCGATAATTCCTTATTGATTTCACGGAAGCGGGTTTTTGCTTCATCGTTGAGATTGGCTCCGCCGCGTACAAAATTTTTGTAGGTGTTTTCAACCAAAGTTAGTTGTTCGGTAGTTAATTCCAGGGCTTCGCGCTGGTCGTAAACAGCTTTTACCTTTGCAAACAGGGTTTCGTTTAAACGGATGTCGTCGTTGTGTCCCGACATAATGGGTGCCAGTTCCATCGATATTACTTCCAATTTGTCGCTGGTAGCTGCCGAAGTCAGGTTGTAAAATACGCTGCTTACCCGGCTCAACAGTTCATCGCTGTTTTCGAGAGCTTCAATGGTGTTTTCGAAGCTTGGCGCTTCGGTAGTTGTAATAATGGCTTCAACCGCTGCTTTTTCCTGCTTCATACCTTCTAAAAAAGCCGGCATGTAGTGTTCCGGTTTTATCTGTTCAAAAGGAGGAACCTGAAAAGGTGTTTCAAACGAGCTTAATAAGGGATTTTCCATAGATTTTTTCGATTCGTTTTTTAGCTGGCATCCATACCCCAGGAATAGTGCCACAGCTATGAATATATGGGGCCTAATTCCAAATGTACACTTTTAAATAGTTAATGTTTATTTAGCAAAGATAGCAATAACAAAGAGTTACACGTTATTCAATGGTAACTTATCACCAATTCCAAATGTACACTTTTTTCCATTCAGTATAATTCAGGGTAAATTATTTAATACTTTCTGAAAGGTATTGAACACCTATTTACCATTTGCTAGTATAATAAGCTCCTCCTTAAGCTTTATTATTTCATTCCTGAGGCTATTTATGTACTCCTGGTAGCGTGGACATACCGACCGACATCCGTGGCAATCTCTTTTAATTTCGTGATTGTTAAGCGTTAAATTATCGGCAAGATTTAGCTGATTAATGTGGAGCTTATTAATGTTGATAGTTGGCATATACGTTAATTTGTGGGTGTTTACAAAATAACGTAGGCTCGTATATAATATTATTTGTTGAGAAGACTTTTTAAAAGCTCAACCTGGCCCTCGAGCTTAGCTATGGTGAGTTTTTGTGCGAGGTTTTGCTCTTTAAGAACCTCTAATTCAGTGTTGTATTTTTGGCTTTTTTCGTTTGCAAAGGTGCTGTTTACCGTGGCGTTGTTGCCATAATTGTTGGCCTGGCCAATTGAACCGCTTTTTATGGTAACCTTTTTGTGTACGTTTGGATTTAGGTTACCATTTACATTACCATTTAGGTTACCATTATCGACTGTTAAAATATAATTCAAGTCCCATCCTTTTTCCTGACAAACTTTAATCAACATATCGTAGTTTATTGAATTGCGATTTCGCCAGGCCGAAATTGTTCCTGCCCTAGTGCCAAAAAGGTCGGCTAGCTCCTGGTCGGTGTCTAATTCGGCCATTAACTTTACCTTTTGTAGTATTAAATCGACATATTGTGTGTTTTTTTCTTGCATTTCTACATAATGTAGTTTATATTTGTCAAGTATTATTTACAAAACTATTTAAAAAATGCATACCAACAAAAAATATTTTAACACAGAAGCTAAAGCCCTGGGCGACCAATTAAGCGCTGATGACCGCAAGCTATTGATAACTAAATTTGACGTATCAGAAAGCTACATCAGTCATTTATTGAATGGAAACAGAATAGCTATGCGGGGTAAAGGTGCCGAAATATTGGAGTTTGCTAAAAAACTGGCCTCTATAAATAATCAAAAACTTGAACTAGCTTAAAAAAATTTGCATGAGAACACTACAAAATGTGGTTTCAAAAACTACAAACAATAGAATTTTCTGCTAGTTATGCCGGGGCTACAGCAAAATATAATATGTGTTACTGTTCCCGAGCTCGCCTCGATTGGCGTGAGTGAGAACTACCTTAAAAAGGCATTAAGCCAACACCGCCAGGGTGTTGTTTCTTGCTGGCCGCATCACAAAGAGGGACGGACTATTTACATTCACTATGCCGGACTTAAGACTGAGTATCAGCAAAGCATAAAAGAGAAGCTTTGCCAAGGCATGGAACCTGCTGACTGGATTAAAACGGCGCATGAAAACAACCGGGCCAATGAAAAGGAGGCAAAAGCCGAGGCGCTTGAGTTGGCTGTTTTAGAGGCTATAAATAATTATCATGGGTTTACCCGCTATTACGACGGCTTTAAACCGGAGCAGAAGGAGAAAACCGCTAAGAATGCCAGCGCGATTGTGGCCGCGGCAAACTACATGAAGGCGAATAACATTAAACCCAACAGCCTTACTTTTTATAACGAACTGGGACTTATTTTTGACAAATACGGACAAAAGCCCAGCAACGCCCGCCGCCTGGCGGAAAAGGTAAAAGCCTACTTTGAAGGAACCCCCATTAACGAGATTGTAACAGTGCCCCGCGCGGGGAATAATAACCGGGCTTTGTACCGGCAAAGCGACGCCCAAACCCTTGAAACGATACGCGGCTGGATGCTTCAATTAATGGATGGGCACAATTACACCGACGCTATGATTGTACGCACACTCCTACGTAACTGCGAAATTCAGCAATTTGACAAGATACCGAGCCAAAGTACCCTGCAAAACTGGGTAAATGCCCGCGATATTAGCTTTTTAAGCGCAAACGCCCGCTATGGTGATAATAGCCGCTTTAGCTCGAAATTTAACGGCATTACGCCGATGGCCCGCCCGCTGCATGCGAATGACGTTTGGCAGATGGACGGTACCCGTATTAATATGATACCCCACCGGGCGGTTGCAAAAAACGGACAAAAAAAGGACATGTTCCTTTATATAGTGGCTGTTTATGATGCACACTCGGGTGATTACCTGGGCGAATACTACGGTTACACGGAAAGCCGATGGGCTTATGCCGCCGCCCTGCATGCTGCTTGCATGAATACCGGCGCTTTGCCTCATACGCTGGTACTCGACCGGTTCCCCGGGCACAATACCAAAGAGTGGCTGCACCTGGTTGAACAGTTGAAAAACCGCTATGGCGTTACGGTAATTGAAAGCTCGAAAAGTACGGGTAAGGCTCAGGTTGAGCGAAGCTTTGGTACCGTTCAAAGTGTGTTTATGGCCGCCAGTGAGCTGTACTATGGCGAGGGCGTAAAAAGTACCCGCCCAAGCGCTCACCGGACTGAGGAACACATACAGCGCACACTGAAAGAAGCCAAAAAGGCCGGTTTTGAATTAGAGGGTGCAATTAGCGAGGCTGTGAAGGTAATGCAGGCATACCGGCACACGCCACTAAATACTTACTCGCGTAAATTTGCCAAGCTGCAAGCCAGCCCGGCACAATTGCATGCGGCCAGCGATAAACCTAACCAGATAGCCCTTGAGCCTATTGATATGGTTCGCCTTTTTTATCTGCGCAACGAACTAACCTTTAAACAGCAAATGTTTAGCATGGAAGTGCTGCGGGAACCACTTTATTACCCGATTGACGACTTTAAGTTTGTAAAAAACTACACCGGCCAAAAGTTTGAAGTGCGATACGACCCGTTTAACCTGGAACAACTCTATATTTTTGACCTTGAAACCAGCGCCTTTGTGCGCACAGCCAAGCGATACACCCCGGCTATTGGCTACGGCCCCGACGCCGACCACAAACCCTATGCAAAATTGAAAGCAGCCCGCAAGGCTATTGAAACCACGCGTAAGGTGGAACGCGCCCGCATGATAGAGGAGGCTCCCGGACTGCAAAGACCAGCCTTGCCCGAACCCGATTACAGCGACCATGCCGAAGTTACCGCATTGACTCCCCACGAGCCGAAAGGCATTAAGGAGCATGCTGAAAGCGACTTCCTGCTAAAGGAAATGGGCGTAACTCCTGAAAAGGATGCCTGGGAACGCGAGGCTGAGCGGATTAAAATACCGGGAATTGATTAGTGAAAAGTGAATAGTGAATAGTGAATAATTAATAACTAATAACTAGAAAAATGTATGTACAAACCTCAAACAAAGTAAAGCTTTTCAGGCTTGAGCAGATGCCTGAAAAGGAGCGCGAGCTTGAAATTGCCAGCGGGATGCCCCTGGCTGCTCCGATGTTCAACAGTAAAACTGCCGGGTTCTATTATTACCCAAAGATTGGATCGTACGTGGTTCACGATGTGATGAGCGCTAAAGAGATTAAGCGCTACGACAAGGCTATTGACGCGCTGAATGAAGCTAAGCGCATAAAAGAAATGCTAATAAATAAATATAAGTAAACCGGGAGCAGGCCCGCCCCCGGTTCAAAAACAGTATTAATAATTAAAATTTTGAATTATGGACAAAGTTAGTGTTAAAAACGCATTAGTACAAAAAATGGAAAGTTTACAACTTTCGGGTAACAAAGTAGCTCCGCTTATCGGCATTAGCTCGGCTAATGTGAGCAATATACTAAACGATAAGTGGGACATAGTAGGTGACCAGATTTGGCGCAAGGTGATGGTTTATTGCGGCATGGCCAGCAAATGGCAACCGGCTAAAACGGCTAACCTGGCTAAAATTTATGCGCTTTGCCAGGATGCGCAAAGCAATCACGTGGCCCTGGCTTTTAGTTTTGCCCCGGGTAGTGGTAAAAGCTTCGCGCTTAAGCATTATACTGCCACCACCAAGGAAGTGGCTTATGTTGAGTGCGACGAGTACTGGACTAAGAAAATTTTTCTGCAAAAAATTGGCTCAAGCCTGGGCGTTACCGTAGAGGGAACCGTCCACGAAATGGTTGAGACGGTGGTTGAAGTGCTGAACCGCAAGCGCAACCCCCTGCTTATTATTGACGAGGCTGACAAGCTTAAAGACCCGGCTTTGAATATGTTTAAAACCCTATTCAACCGAACCCAGGAGCGTTGCGGCTTTATTCTATGTGGCGCCCCATACTTTAAAATACGGATTGAGAAAGGTGTAAGCCGCAATAAGCAGGCTTACCAGGAGATTTACAGCCGTTTGGGTGGTGAGTTTATTCCACTTACCCCGGTAAGCAGTAACGATGTTGGCGCGGTGTGTAAGGCCAACGATGTAAGCAACCCGGAGCATATTAGCGCGATTATCGGCGCAAGCAAAGGCGACTTAAGGCAGGTTGCCCGCATGATTCATAAGCTGAAAAAGGACGAAAACTATAACGCAAACGAGTAATGGCAGCCCGGAATATCTATAATATAAAGAGCATCCAGGAGCGGAATTATAAGATTCTTGACCTGGGAAAATACAGCCCATTGATGGGGAGGCCTGAAAACCGGTTTACTGCCATGATGTATGGCGAGAGCGGGTCGGGAAAGTCGGTGTTTACGCTTCAGTTTGCCGACTACTACTCGCACTACTATGGTAAGGTGCTTTACAATAGCCACGAGGAAGGTGTAAACCAGACCATTAAAGACCGGATTACCGATTTTGACATAAAAAGCCCCAAGCTGTGGGTGGGTAATAAGTTGGATTATGAGCAAATGTGCCACAAAATTGAGCGTAATTACTACCGACTGGTGGTTGTTGACAGCGTTCAATACATGAATTTCACCTTTGAGCAGCTTAAGGAAATGCGCGAGCGCTTTAAAAAGCGGCATCTGAGCATAGTGCTGGTAAGCTTTGGCCAAAGCCAGGGTAAACCTGCCGGAGCCGGAGCTATTGACCTGCTACATGCCAGCGATATAAAGCTGTTTTTTAAAAACGGCACTTGCCACAGCCACGGGCGCTATTTAAGCAAGCCGGTGAGCCAGCGCTTATTTGTGCCCGGCCAGTTAACAACCCAGGGCTCATTATTTTAACAGGGATATGGAAACGCGCGCAAAGAACATCAGGAAAGAAGTAATGAGGCTCCTTGGCTTAAGCGAGGAGCAGTATTACCTGAATGTGTTGGAGTATAGCTACGACTTTATGCAAGCCAAGGGCTATAATGTTGCGGTGGTTGATGTGTTGCACCAAACGCCTGCTTACTGGGTTTGGTGGCGCAACCAGTTTGGGATAGCCGATATGTTTTTTTTGAACTCGTGCCAGGTGTTTGCCTTAAACCGCTATTCGCCCGCGCAATTACTCGAGTTCTATAAGCAGTGCCACGTAGGCATTATGGCTTTCCCAGGCACCCTGGTAGAGAAAATTCAGCATTTACAAACAATTAAAAAGTAAAGTTATGTGGAACGAGCATTTAAAAAGCATTAAAGAGCAGTTAAAGCAGGCCGAGCAGCGCAAAGAGAGTCTGCTGCTTTGGTTTGACGAAAACAGCTACAGCGACCCTGCTTTTGAAAGCCAGTTGAGCAAGCTACGCGCAGCCGAGTGTAAGGTTGACAGCTTAAAAGGCCGGCTTAGCCGCCAGATTACCAAGAAAAAAACCGGGGGAATACCCGCCTTAGCGGCCCCCATTGTTGCATTGCATTATTCATTTTAAAAATTAGAGATATGACAAAGAGTTTAGTATTAACACCGGAACAGCGCAAGCAGCTTGATGAGCTGAAAGCGCTTGAAGCTGCCGAGATTGCAGCAAAAAAAGAAGAGCGTAACACGCTTAAAGACCTTACTGACGAGAGTGTGAAGGAGGGTTTTGAGATACTGCTTGAGGTAAGCGACTTTTTAAGTAAGGCAAAAAAGAAGGTGTACGCCATGTTTGCCGACATTATTGAGCTTAAAAAGCAGGTTTACGACGGCAGCGACGAGCAGTACTCGCACACGTTTACCACGAAAGATGGTAATTACCGCATTATTATTGGGTTCCATGTGGTTGATAGTTTTGACGACAGCCACACGGCTGGTGTTGATGGTGTAAACAAGTTCCTTAATAAGCTGGGCATTGATAAAGACAGCAAGATGCTTGTTAAAATGGCGAAAAAGCTGCTTAGCCGCGATGCCAAGGGAACGCTGAACGCGCGCAAGGTGATGCAGCTTTTACAGATGGCGAACGAGCACGGCGACAAGGATTTTATTGACAACGTTCAAATTATTATTGACGCCTATAAGCCCATTAAAACCAAAATGTACATGATTGCCCGGTACCGCCGCGAAAAAGACAACGAATGGCTTACGTTGCCGCTTGGTATTACCGAGGCTTCGTTAGACTAACTTAAAAACTAATGTTATGGAATTGATTAACAGAACACACCAGCGCTCGAGAAAAGGCGAGAGCACAGTGTCGGTAACCATTAAGGGAGTAATAACTATAAGCAAGGTTGCCGCGCTTACTCTTGGGCTAAAATCGGGCGACGAGGTTGCTTTTTACCAGGATGAAAAAGCAAGCGCCGACTGGTATTTGAAAAAGGAGAAAGGCGTAAAGCTTAGGCAGAATAGTGCTGGCGGAATGCTTTGTAATTGTGCATCTGTTGCCAGGAGTCTATTAAAAAGCATTGATAAAAGCGAAAAGGCCAACATGATGCTGGCCACCGAGCCTATTGAAGGTGGTTTTTACGCAATTATTACCCGAGCTGCAAAGTAGCGGGTTATCCCCGATGGTCGAAAGTGGCGGTTCGACTCCGCCACGGGGAGCAAAAAGAAGTACTTAGAGTACTTAAAGTGACTAAAGTACTTAAAGTGACTAGAGTACTTGGAGTTAAAAGTTGAAAGTTATGGAACACGTGATTTACAAAGGTATTAACTGGGTAAAATGTGAGCCCGACGAGGTTCAGGAACTCCCGTTTGAATGGGGTTTGAACACCCTTATTGCCGTTGGCTGTCGTTTTACCCAGCTAGGAAGCAAAAGCAGGACTTCATTTGCCATTAGCGATGCTGAGCTGGTGTATGCTGGCCGCGTGGGTAGCGACCTTTTGTTTGGTGTTGACGACGGAGAAAAGAATAGTGCCGACGAGGGATGGTTTGTGTGTCTTTCGTGGGTTAATTGTTCGGTTTTGCTTGCGCAAACCGGCAGTAATGGCTTTTACGATATACTGTTTTAGTATGAGAGTTTGGTACGGATACAGTAAGTTAACCCCAAAGGTGGTTCGTAAGCGCGAAATGGCTGTTTATTTTGAGAATGCTGCCAATAATTCGAGAGCTAACGAGGAGTGGATTGAACGACGCATAAGAGTGGTTTATGTTCGCCAGCAGGCGGAGGCTGAAATAATGCCCGCTGAGATAGCGATACGGATGTTTACCAAATACTCGTACTTAATTGACGAGAAACCCTACTACGGGGATATTGAAAAAGTGTTGGAGCATAATTTTATAGCCGATCGGTTTAATGTTTCGGCTGAGGTTCGGATAGAAATTAGAGAGAAGCTGAGAACTGCCTACTATGAGCAGTTTAATATAAGAAAACCCATTGCAAACCAACTAAAACTAAGCCTATGAAACAAATGTTCTTAGCCCTTCCCCTTTGGGTTGAAGTGGGCTTTATAAACTTAATGATGGATTTAAAAGGTCTGCCCGACGGTATGCTTGACATTGACGATTGGGTAAGGCTTGAGCTACGCAAACAGTATTTATTAACTAAAATAGACGAACTATGGTAAGTTTAAACAACACCAGCGGCATCATAAACACTTTTATGGGCCTTGAGTTTAATCTGTTCAGGCCAACGCCCGACATGATTGACATTAGAGACATTGCCCGCGGTCTGGCATTTAAAGGCCGCTGGGCGGGGCAAACCCCCCAGTATTTTTCAATTGCTCAGCACTCCGTTTTAGTGGCCGATTTAATAACAAACGGCCAGCCCGGAAATATAAAACTGGCGCTTGCCGGCTTATTACACGACGCCGCTGAGAGTTACCTTGGCGATATGATTACACCGCTTAAAAAGGCGTTGCCTCAGTTTAGTGTTATTGAGGAAAATATTTTAAAGGCAGTATTCGATAATTTTAAATTGCCCATGCACCTGATGCGCGAGGTAAAACCCTACGACCGGAAAAGTCTTGAAATGGAATTTGGTGCTTTTTATGGTACCGAGAGCCTGTTTCCACAGCTTAACCCGGAGGATGCCTATGAGTTTTTTTTAGAAACATTTGATACCCTTTGGAATGGCGCCTTTTAAACGACAAAGCAAAGCCGATTTTGACCGCGGGCAAACCCAGCGTCGCAAAATACTAAGCCTATGCCACGAGCTGGGGTGGACATACCCAACGCATGGCGGGCGCGTTACCGTGAACTTTGTGGCTTTAGATGGCTGGATGAACAAATACAGCTATCTGCATAAGCCTTTGAATTATTACACGCCTGCCGAGCTGCCCAAGCTGGTTACCCAGTTTGAAAATATGGTCGCTAAGGAATTAAGCGGGCGCGATGCGCAGGAAGTTATAAATGAACGAATTGAAAGGACTTTGAACGATGCCAGCGATAGCCTTAAAAAGTAGGGTTGGCGCGTATGCCATACCCGGAATAATAAAGGACAATAGCGTTATGGGAATAAAGCTAAAGGTAGCCGAGTTAACCGGAGTGGGCGAGCTTATTGATGTAAAGCTACGCGACCGCCATATTGTGGAAGCCAGGCAGATAGCCATGTATATAAGCAAGCAGTGTACAAAAGCCAGTCTTGCCAAGATTGGACTTACCTGCGGCGGTAAAGACCACGCTACGGTACTACATGCCTGCAAAACGGTGAGTAATTTACTCGAGACTGACGTGGAATACCGGAAAAAGTACCGCGAGGTGTTTGAGTATTATGATTTGGGAGTACCTGTAAAACGCCTGCGTAAGTTTATAGACGAATGATTTACAACGTGGATAATATGGCGTTCGTTGCGCCAACCAAATTAGTACAATGATTATTAAACATACAAAATTTAAAGACATGAAGAACTTAATTAAACGCTTGCGCAATGCGCTATATTTGGTGTTGTACGCTTTTAAAGTGCGTGGGCAAGGAAATGCCAAAACAACGACAGAACGCAAGAATAAGCTGTACCGTAAGGCTTGGGCTTTTAACCGCAAGAAATACCGCAAGTTTGTGATAAATACCATGAGGGGTATTGAGAAAGGTTTGGCGAAAGATGCTAAAAAAGGTAAATACAGCAGTATATTAACAACAGATGAAGACAGGTTAGATAACCACTACTTAAACGCCATAGCCTTTCGGTGGTTGCTTAGGTACTCAAAGTACAAGCCGACTTTGGAAGATGAACGTATATTTGTGAGCAAAACAGGCAAACGCTACATTGAAATGATGCAGATTAAATTTAGTTGGGATTTAAGCAATGGGTACATAGATTAGTTGTGCGTGGGCTAATTGCGTACAACTCACCAACTAAACAGCGTTTTAATGCTTTTTAGGTGGCGTTGTAAAGCGTTCAATGATTGTTTAACCAAAATTAAAATAGAGCTATGAATCTAAACGACTACAAACTTATTCCTATGGATAAAATAACCGACGAGGCCAGAGAGGTAGCAAGCCGCTGGGCCGATGATTCGGGGATGGATTGGATTGGCGACAGGCACAAGCTGGCCAGCGATATTATGAACTATGCCAGGCGCGTAAGTTTGGGCGAAGTTCCGCAAATGAAAATATATGGTGGAGCCCGCACTTTTGTTGAGACCTTGAATGGTAAAACGGTGTACATTGATGGGGCTTTAATTAGCCCTGATTTGGCCGAGTGCCAGGTTCCTGTAATTGAGTTCAATCAATTGCGCGCAGCTGCCGACAGTTACGACTTAGCACAAAGGGGCGTTTGTATTGTAGGTGCTCATCCCTCAGTTGAAATGCTATCGAAATTAACAGCCGCAGTCGGCCAAATTGTGGTAATTTCTAGTGAAGATAGCGGCCCCGAGCTGTCTCGTATTTCAGCCGATTTGCGCGAATCGATTGAAATAACAATGCTGCCCAATCTGGTTGAGCCTTACGTTGAAAAAAAAACCAAAGGCCACGAACGGCCTTATAAATATCATAAGTAATGGGAAATATATTAACTAAAATTTATGAGGCCGAGGCCGAAAGTAACTGGACTGAGATGCAGGCTTATTTGGAGGAGCTTGCCGACGACATAAGGCACACGATCCCGAACTCGAAGCGGTACCACGACACTAAGTTCCTGTTTGATAACCAGGAAAAGATTATAAGGAACCGAAAGTTTATTGAATTATTAGGTGATTAACTTTAAAATAGATTATATGAAAAAGAGAATTAGAGCGTTTTTTGTGGCTTTAATAGTAAAGCCAATTTTGTTAGACAAGCGGAATTCGACACTAAAAGGTGTAGATGCAACCGAGTACACCTGGAAGGTTAAGCTACGTTGGTACAGCCCCTTTGTGTGGCTGCTTTTTGTGTTAAATGTAGTGCGCGGCATTTTAGCCGGTGCCTGGTATGGTTTTGTAGGCGTGTGGCGAAGCACCTTTAACAGCCGCCCGGGCAGGTGGTCTATAAAGCTTGAGAAAACCGAGCGGTTTAAGTGGTACATGTACTATTAGCTTATGCCGGTGTACGAACTAAGCAGCGAGCTTTTTGAGGGTAAACTTGTTTTTGAATACGAGAATAAGCACCTGACCAGGTTTGTTGATTTAAGCGACATGGGCGAAATGCAGCGGACTTATTTAAGCGCAAATTTCCCCATGCACGAATCGGAGATAGGCAAGTTAAAAACAAAAACAGCCACGCTTAAAAAGGTGGCTGCCGAAACCGACTGGGAACAGTTTAACAGGCAAGCCGCCGACAGTTAAAAGAAAACCCCTCGCAAATTGTGAGGGGTTTTCTTTTTATTCGGTTTTTATTAATGTGCCCGTTATTGATTGGGAGCCTAATGCCGATTCTATTTTATAAAACAGCAGCCCGTTTCCCCCTTTTTTTACACAAACCTCATAAGCCTTGTCGAACAAACTTGCGATGGGCTTATTAACGTAGTCGAACGACATGTACGCTAAAGAGTCGGCTTGGTACCCTTCGCGGTTCATGCGTTCAAAAGCAACGCGGTCGAAGTATACTACCGTTTTGTTTTGGATGGTGACGCTTATTTCGCCCAGAACTTTGTAGTTCGTAGTAATATCCCTGGGCGAAAAGTAAAAGCCCTTTTGGGCGTACTTTGAAAAATCCAAAAAGCTGTAATTTACCCTTTCGGGCTCAGTTCTCAGATAGTCGAGCTGTGTTGAGCAGCTAAATAATGCGGCTGTTAGCGCTAGTAAAATCAATTTTTTCATGTTATTAATAGTTTAATTGTTAATATTTTAATGTAAAGTTAAGTAAAAAATTGGACTGTAATCTACAATATGTAGACGAAAAGCTGCTATTTTTGTTTCATGCGAGGGCTTAAAAATTTATATGACACCTATTTAGAGACTGCACCGCCAAAAGGCAAAGGCCGCAGCGCGGTTGAGATTACCCGGCGTAATAATCTGCTTAGCGCCCGCTTTTATTACCACATGCACATTAAGCGAAAGCGATTCGACGACATTTTGTCGAGCCTTAATGAGGAGTTTTTTATTAGCGAATCGCGCATAGTTGACTTATTGAATGAGAATAAGCCTTTGCTGGACAACTTTATGAACACCAAGCCCGAGCCCAGGGAACTGAAAAAAGAGTTTGCGTGGTTTGTTTGGGATTAATTGTTTTTTGCCACTAATTACACTAATTTGCACTAATAAAATTTTGAGTTATGGATACAACTAGATTAGAACAACTGCATAGGCATGCCATGCAAAGTGTTATTGCGCGTACTTCTGATGCGGAAGAAAAGACACGGTCTACACGAGTAGGAGAACTTAATCGCATACATATAGCATCAGCAATGGACATTGAGCAAACAACAGAAAGTTTAAAACAAATTCTAGCTTACCGACAAGAATTAGCTAACCACATGTTAGAATGTTCTGATTCGATCCAGATGGAACAACTTAATGAGGCTTTTATATATAGTGACGAAACGATTAAACAGGTACTCGGCATGTATACGCCATAACTAAATATAACTTTAAAAGCCCCGGCAATTGTCGGGGCTTTTTTTATACAATATCAATTAGCTCATAATTTGGGTAAACCCGCTTAAAATTATCCTCGGCCTCTTGCTGTGAGCCAGCTCTCCAATTCATTAGCCCGTTTCGGCTTGTGTTTGGCGCCCGGTATGTAATACAATAATTATACATTGCGTCCGGCAAAGTTGATGTTAAAGCGGGCCTCGTACACTTTTAACCCTGGGCGCTTTACCCGGGTGTACCCCTGCTTAATAAAGCCGGTTGAATTGGCCGGCTCATAGCCGTTTATTGCACTTATACCGCCGGCCAGTGTCGGGCTCCAGGCAAAAGCTTCAGCCGAGGGAGTAAGGCTGTCGGTAGGCAGGAAACTTTTAAAGGCAAAGGTTACTTTTACCAGCACGGTTCCCGAGGCGAAAAAGTCCTCGGTTGAGTCGTAGTTTAAATCCAACACATCGACCAGGGCACAGGGGAACGAAACGGGCGGCTCCTCATAATCGAGCTGGTCGTTATCCTCGTCGATAAAAACAATGGCCGGAACCTCGGCTTTAAGCCGGTCGCGAATGGCCTCGTAAATGATTTTAATTAAGTCCATAATAATAGTGTTTAGTTAATAGTTAGCCCCGATAATCGAGGTTTGACGAAAGCCAGGCGTTAACCTTTACGTTCAGGCTGCGGCTGGGGCCTACAAACTGGCGCTTTGGTATTTTAATGGTTAATCGTGTTTTTTTAGTTAGCGCCAGGCCTTTCCACTTCTCTTTTTCGTCGTTGGTTCTTGCACTGTAATGTTTGGCCCAGGCAAACTTTCGCATTTGAGGCGTTACCCGCGGATGCACTACCCCGCCGCGGTTGTGTGTGTTTGCGTAAGGGCGCAGGAACCCCACGCGAATGAGCTTTAAATCGGCCTGAAGTACCTGGCCGCTGTTACGCAGGGCACCGCTTTGTTTACCAATTAGAATACCACTGCTTTTGCCGCTTTTGGTTGGCTCCCATCGCGGTGAGCCGGGATTGTTAAACTGCTGCATTTTAAAGCTCTCTTTAAAATGGTTTAGCGCCATTACGCCAATAACCCGCGGGGCTTTGTCGAGTGTTTTGCGCAGGTGAGCGCCAAAGTGATTCATATTAACCTGTTTGCCTGGCATTACTTTTTCCGCTTTTCAAAGTCAGTTATAAAAGTGTTCAAATTCTTTTCAATAGTGGTTTTAGCTCCTTTTTCGACTTTAAAATAATTGTGTTTTTCGTTAAAAGCCTCCCCGGTTTTTCCCACATTTGAAGCGAACTCTGCGGGCACGTCGTTAACCTCGGGAACCTGCTGCCGCTTTGGCTTTTTTTCCTCCTGGGTTAAATAACACTCACACCCCCAGTCTAACTGCGGGCTTAATGCGTCGAGTATGGGGTCGTCGATGGCAAAAACAAGCCCGTCGTACTTTTTGTGGCGGTCGTACTCGTTTGGCGTTTTATTGAATTTTAAATACGGAAAAATATCCTTATCGGCCTCAAAACGTTGCCACTCTGCCGCGTGTTGGCTTTGGATAAGTGCCGTTTGGTACTCGGTGTACAGATGCGCCTCGTTGTAAAGGTCGTTTACCTTAAGCGCTTTTTGCCGGTATTCCTGGGCTTTTTTGCGGAACTCGTTGTAAGGAACCATTTGCCCGTTGTCGCCAATAAGCAGTTTGTTTAATGCCACCAAATGGTTGTGTGTTTTGAAGCCTGCAAAGCGGTAAATGTTTTCTTTCAGCTTCTTAATCATTTCCACATCGGGCAGGTCGTTATCGATGTTTATAAAGCTTTGACCGTACCCGCTTGAACCAGCATTTAACAGGTTTTGAACGGTTGTTTCCCACAAATCAAAGTCGAGGTCTTGAGGTTTTAAACTACCGCTTAAAAGCTGTTCAAGAATGTCCTCAATTTTTGCATTAAAGGCGGCATAGCCTTTTGTTTTTAGTCCTTTTGGCTTGTCGGCCAGCTTGTGGCTGTGACTGTGCTCCCCGCTTCCGGTGCCAACCTTGGCGGGGTTACTACGAAAAAAGGAGCTCTCCCAGTTTTTTCCAAAAGCCTTTTTCGTCTACCAGCTCGGCCTCAATAATATCGTGGTGGCTTAGCTTTTTAGCTTTTTTTTGCGCTTCGGGTTTTTGAGATTCTGAGGGCTGCTGCCCGCCGGTTGTTTCCTCGCCGCCCTCGGGCATTGGAATGCTATATTTATCGTAAATATAGCGCTTAGGCAACTCAACCAGCCCGGCGGCTTTGGTATCGATGTCGATCCGATCTTTCAGGCTTAGCGTATCGATATCGGGATAAATAAACTCACCGCCCTCGGTTGGAAAGCCCAGGTTAGCCAAAATGCGAACCACGTCGGAGTTTAAAACGGCCAGCGTGTCGCGGCGGTCGTCGGCGTGTATCTGACTCTCGACACCGGCATGTACAACGCCCTGGGCAAAACCTGAGTTTTTGCTGTCGCTGGTGGTCATGGTTTGCCCCAGGATGGTAACGCTAATCTCGTCGTTGCAAACATCTTTAATAAAGCCTTTGAAAATAAGGTTTGCCCCGGTGGCCCCTTCGGCCCGCAGTATATTTATTTCAACATCTTTAGGGGTACTGGCCCAGCCAGCAGAGCCCATGTTAGCCATAGCCTCGTCAATTACCTTGCGCGACTCGGGGTTCTCGTACTTCGCGTGGCGGAATGGAACGCCAAATAGTTGCAGGTAGTCGGCATAGTCGCCCAGCGCCCCGCGTTTGTAAATAACATACTGCGAAGCCTGTAATAACAGGCCAAAGTCTTTTTTACCGCCCACCTCGAGCACAAAGTTATTGTAAGGTGGCTCGCGAAAAGCTTCGCCGGTGGTGTCGCCGGTACTTTTAACCACGAGGCCCATGCGCGGTTTAACGTGGCGGCGGTCGATTAGGTCAGCAGTAAAGTCCATTTCGTTACCGGCTGTAAATTCAACCGTGCTGTGGCCGTATAGCTTTGCCTCGATAATGTACCGGAGTACCTTTTTAAACTCCTTTGAGTTTATTACCGGCCACATTTCCTCTACCTCCTTGCCGTCTTTCATAAATACCAGGTCGGTATTGGTAATAGACATGATGCGCTTATTCATAACAGATCGCAAGTGGCCGTCGAGTATCATGTCGTCGTACAACTCGTATAAGAGCTTACGATTTTCAGTGGTTCCCTCGGCTGCTTTTAGCGCATCGCGCCAGCGTTTAATGTCGACATTACTGCGGTTTATCTGCTTAATATCGAGGGTTTGTATTAAAATGCCCTCTGAGGGCGTTTTTTTAGCGTTTCTTTCTGCCATGGCTACGAATGTGTTTTAAGGGGTGGTTAAATTAATTTTGAACGGTATTAAACACTTGTTTAAGCTAAATTTAATAGCGCAGTTCGCGCCGCTCAACTGATTTTATAATTATAGCGCTTTGCGCCGGCGAATCTGCCAGTATAGGCAAATCGGGCATAATGTTTTGCTTTTGCACACCGATAAGCCAGTCGATAGCCCGCTTGTACCTCAGTCGCCGCTGTTCCACATCGACACCCACGGGCACGGCCTCGATAAGGTTGTATATGGCTATATCGACGGCAAAGGTTACCAGCAGGCTATTTCGTTGGGCTGCTGTTTTTGCAAAAATGGTGTCGACATCGTAGGTTTCGCGCAGGTATGTTTTCATTTCGGCAATGGCCGAGCCTGTGCAGTGAGGTATCAGCGCATCGTCGGTGCGCTTAATTTCGTCGATGTATTCCTGGCGCATTGCCCGGGCTAAATCTGTTTCTTCAATGAATGCCATTTTTTTAGAGTTTAGATGTTAGAATTTAGACTTTAGACATCCTGCATGTCGATGGTTTGACCGGCTAAATGATGCGTACAGTCGTTAAGGAATTGAATTTTTCCCGAGCGAATAAACGAATGACAGATAAACTGGCCGCGAACCAATAAGCTGGGGCTTATGGTTGGGTTGTTTATGTCGCCGTTAAATTGCCAAAGGGGATGATTTTCGCCAGGTAGCCGGGTAGTCCAAACACCATGCGAATAACCACAGCCCGGACAATGAAAAAGAAAGTCGGGCGAGTTGGTTTTTTTTTCTACTGCTGAAAGTTTTGCCATAATAGTATTATTAATTAGTACCGGTTACCTGATTGACGGCCACGGGGGCCGGTTGCAATGTCTTCTTTTTTTACCACCTTAAGCTTGGTTAAAATAACCCAATAACCACCTTCCACAGCGTCGGGGCCGTCGACATTGGCGCTTAAGGTGGGCTCTACCAGCTTAAACTGCTCTTCGAGCCGCAGCATGTGTGGGTTATTGCGCTCCGCCTCGTTTAGTATAAGGTTTCCCAAACGATTCAAAGGTTCCAGGTTTCCCTCGATGCGAGTAAATTTGTCGGGTTTTTTGCGCTCGTCGGGCGTTGGATAAATAGCCTTTTGCCGTGTAATGGCAGTTTCTTTAAACAGGGGCAAGAAGACCTGCTCATAAAAAGGGTCTTGCAGGCTATTGTTTTCTATGTAATTATAGGTAATGTTTTTACCTTTTACATAATCCTCTAAGTCCCAGTACCAGTTTACAAATTTTGAGTTTGTAACCTGCTCCAGGTAACCTGTAATCACATACAGTTTTCCGCCGAGCATCCCCAGGAGCAAGTTAGCCTTGTTGCTGTTGGACTTATTCTCTTTGTTGCTTGGGGCCGGGTCGCCGTATTTAAGCAAAAACGGAAATTTTGATAGCGGAGGAACCTTACCCCAGCGCATTTCTTTAAAAACAGAACCCTCGCTAATAGGATTATTAAAAAACTCTTTTTGCCCGGCTGCATAACTTACCTTATTAAGCATCCAGTCAATTGCCTCCTCGGTATTTTTGGCGGCCCAGGAGCTAATCCCGTTTTTGTCGCGGATGTTTACAATTGAGGCGTAATCAGCTTTTTTAATAGCCCGAGTAATACAAGTGTCCTTTCCGATAATGTTACCCAGGAAAAGAATGAGCTTGCGCTTACTAACCGACATGGAGAAAAACAGGGCTTCCTCAATCCACTTCCATTTTGTTTTAATTCGCTCGGGGTTCCTGGCTTCCTCGTCGGTGTCGATGTCGTCTATCAAAATGCCGTCGGGCCTTATTTCTTCGTTTTTAAAACCCCTGGGACTTTGACCTGAACCAATAGCGCAAAAAGAGCAGCCCGCGCGAATTACGAAAAGACCGCTTGTCCACTCACCGGGTTTTTCTTGTATACCATAGTCGTTTATAAGCCGTTGGTTGCTTTCGAAGTTAATTTTGAACGGCTTTAAAAGGATTTCGGCCTGGTCGTAAGAGTGTGAAACCAGTACAATGTTTTTTAGTTTCCCGGTCATTGCCATAAAAATAAACTCCATCATGCCCCGGGTGCTTTTTGCCAGCTCGCGGCTCCATGCCCTTACCTCGTACCAGTTGTCGTTTGACATTATCCGCTTGGTAGCCTTTTTGTGAAACTCGGCAGGCTCGGCATAGGCATAGTTCGGAAAGTAGTATTTAAACCATTCCTCTGGGTTCTTTTCGAGATGTTTAATACGCACTCGTTTTGCTTCTTCAGGCTCATACTCAACACTTGTGAGTTTTATCAGGTTCTCGCGGTACTCGCTCCAATCGAGCAGGGCTCTTTTGTCGTCGGCTTTTAATACTTGCATGGCATTACTTTAAAAGGTGTTTAATAAAGTCATCTTCGAGCCGAATCACATCCTTTGCCTTGTCGAGGTCGACCGCCCGGAGCCATTCGGTAAACCGCTTGAATACCTCAATGACATCGGCTATAGCCACATCGGTTTCAAGTGCCCGGACGGTTGCTGCCAGCTTATTCAGCGAGTCGGCCTCTTTAGAATTTGCGAAACGCTGCCCTGGTTCACGGGTTGCAATAAAGGTGTTAAGCTCGTTTATCTGCATGTAAATGCGCCGGAGTTCCTCGCTTTTTGTAACAATTACCGAGCTTTTAAGCATCTCCCAGTTTTCCTTTTTGTCGTTAACCCAGTTGCTTATTGTTTTTTCGGTAACGCCAACGCGCTCGGCAATTTCTTTTTGCGTTAAATTCTCCTTTAAAAACAGGAGTTTAGCCCAGTCTTTCTTTTGTTTGTTGGTAAGTGCAGCCATATAATTACTATTAAATACTGCTCAAAATTCACCTTTATAAAGTGGGTTTTCAAATTGCTTTTTTATGATACCCGCACGGCTGCGGTATAATACCCGCCCGGCTGCGGTATGATGTGAAACCGATTTTTAAGCCTTAAAAAAGCCCCTCATATTTGCTTAGAATTTAATCGAAAAACGAAATGAGACGAATTATTTTGTGTACAGAAGGTGTAAATGTTTATGGTTACCGCGTTTTGGTTGGCGGTGCCGACCTAAAGCTTTTCACCAAAAACCCGGTAATGCTGTGGATGCACATTCGCGGCAAAATAATTGGCAAATGGAAAGATGTGAAAATAGAGGATGGCAAGATTACCGCCGAGCCTGTTTTTGCTGATACCGATGAAGGTCGCCACTACAAGAAGCTTTATGAGGATGACATGATTAACATGGCGTCTATTTGGGTTCAACCATTAGAGTGGAGTGAAGACCCAAAGCTTAGACTTGAAGGCCAAACGGCGCCAACCGTAACAAAGTGGGTGCTTAAAGAGGGCAGCCTGGTTGACATAGCTGGCGATACCGATGCCATTAAGCTGGTTGACAGTCAAAATAACGAGTTCAAACTTTCCGATTTCAATAAAAACAATTTAATCAAAGAAAACGACATGAAAAAACTTGCATTGTTTTTAAAGCTGAGCGACAGCGCCAGCGAGGATGCTATTTTAGAAGCTGTTCAGCGTGTTCATAGCGAGCACGAAGCGGTGTCTAAAAAACTGGCGGACAAAACCGCCGAGGTGGAAACGTTAACCACGCAAAAAAACGAGCTTGAGACCAAGCTGGCCAGTCATGGGAAAAAAGAGTTTGAAACCCTTTTAAACGACCCGGCGCGTAAGCTTACCGACGAGCAAAAGACTACTTACCTAACCCTTTTTGAATCGAACAAAGAAGCCGCTACCGCAGCGGTAAAAGCTTTGCCGACTTACAAAAAGCTTAGTGACGTTCCCGAGACTGGCGAAGGTGATGAGGAAGCAGAAAGCCGTAAGGACTGGAAGCTTTCGGACTACATGGAAAAAGACCCAAAGGCTGTTGAGCAAATGAAGCTTAACGACAAGCCTAAGTACATTAAGCTTTTTAAATCCCAGTACGGTAGTGAACCTAAAAACGTGAAAGCGGATTAAGCTCCGCCGACCGTGTGTTATTAACCAAAGTTTAGTTATTAATCCTTAAAACTATATTTATGAAACCCATTAGTTTTTTAGTAGCCCTGTTGTTTACCGCTGTTATGAGCTTGACCATAGCAGCCGGAACCGGGTTTAACCCTTATCACGTTTTTGGGGCCTTAACCACCCTGAGCGTGATTAAATCGTTTTTGCCAAGCATGACCGGCGTTTTAACCATGGCGGTTGAAAAAGAGATTTGGCTTGGCGACATTGTAGGCAACCTTTTTAAGGCTAATCCATTTATGGATAAGTGTATGAACGCCGACGAGTTTGTATTAAGCGGCAAGGTTGTTCACATACCGCAGGCAGGAGCCAAAGTAGGCGTTAGTCGTAATCGCGATACCAGCTCGGCGGCTGCCGTAACCCTGCGAAGCGACACTGACATTACCTTTAGTTTGGACGAGTACACCAGCGATCCGGTTAAAATACCCAACGCCGAAAAGTATGAGCTATCATACAATAAAAGGCAGAGTGTGCTTGGCGAGAGTAAAGATGCCATTAGTGAATTGGTTGGTGATTGGATGTTGCGCCAGTGGTGCCCCAGTTTGGCCACTAATATTGTACGTACCACCGGAGCCGCTGTGGCTGCTCATATTGGTATTGGAACCCGCCAGGCGGTTACTGTTGCCGATGTTAAAAACCTCCGCAAGCTTATGAATAAGGCCGGAGTGCCCAAAACAGACCGCTTTATACAATTCGACGCCGATATGTATGAGCAGTTTACCGACAACCTTACCGCTACCCAGTACCGCGATTTCTCGCAAAGCTACGACGAAAAGACCGGTGTTGTGGGTAAGATGTTCAGCTTTACCTTCTTGGACGAACGCGCTTATGTTGCTGCATACACCAACGACGCGACCCCGGTGGCAAAAGACCCCGACGCTGCTGAAGCTGACACGGACAACGCAGCCGTACTGGCATGGCAAAAACAAAGCGTTATTCGCGCTTTAGGCGACCATGAGTTCTTTGAGAACGAGGGCGACCCAACCCATTATGGCGACATTTACTCGGCTCTTTTACGAGCTGGTGGTAGAATTCGCAGGAGCGACCAGAAAGGCATATTTGCACTTGTGCAAGCTGCCGGAGCGTAAGATAAACCCCGTAGCTAAGCCGCCGAAATGGCTACCAGAGTAGGCGGCGCTTTTAAAAACTGTGTTTATGACCTTATATATAATAAGCGTATTGTTAGGTATTATAGGAGCTTTGCTTTTGCGCTTGTTGCTGAAGTTTGAAGACCTTATAAAAAGCCTGAATAAAGCCAACGAGGTTCTTGTTGCCCACCAGACCAGGCTCGACAATATTGACCATCGGTTTGGAACCAACGAGAAGCGACTAAACGACCATGCCGAGCGCATTCGTAAAGTAGAATTAAACCAGGCAAGCTGTAAAAATTTTAGTCATGCAGATAAGTAAACACTTCCACCTAAAAGAGTTTGTTAAAAGCCAAACCGCCATACAACACCGGATAGGTAACATGCCCGATCCGTCGCAGTTCAATGCGTTGTCGGCTTTAGTTAACCGGGTTCTTGAACCGGCCCGGGTGGCGCTCGACATGCCTTTGTTTGTTAGCTCCGGGTTTAGAAGTAAAGCCCTGAACGAACTGATTGGCGGAGCTCACCGTATTGAAAACGGTGTGTATGTAGCCACCAGCCAGCACTGTAAAGGCGAGGCTGCTGATTTACAATGTAAAGACAACGCCAGGCTTTTCCGCTACATTAAGGAAAACCTGACCTTTGACCAGTTGATTTGGGAGTTTGGCGACGACGAACAGCCCGACTGGGTACATGTGAGCTATACCGAACGCGGCTTGAATCGCTTTAGCGTGCTCAAGGCGGTGAATGATAACGGAAAAACCAGATACCATGCCTTTGTTTAAAAAAGCGATAGATGTTGACAACCTTATTAATAAGGTGGCTTCGGGTGCTGATAAATTACACTTCAGCAACCAGGAGCGCAGTGAGTTTAATCTGAAGGTTGCCGACGGACTGGCCGAGCATGCGAAAGATACGCTTGGCGAAAGTACAGAGCGCAGCCGGGCGCGAAGGGTAATAAGTTATGTGGTGATAGTTAACTTTTTCGCTTTGTTTTGGCTGGTAGTGTGGCTCTATTTTACCAACCCGGAGCTTGCCAATAAGATTAAAGAGTTTGGAGAAGCCTGGGGATTGCCAACAGCTTTCTTAATTGTGTTGGGCTTTTTCTTTGGAAGCTACCTCTTACGGGGTACTCCCTTAAAAAAATAGTAAAAATTTAAAACGTTAATTATGGAACGTAAATATGAAATTGCCAGGGGTGTTTTTGCACGAAACCCAAAGTTAAAAGAAGTTTTTGTTTGTGACAATGGAAACGCTTTTGCAGCCGAGAGCCGAGCGCTTTCGCACAGTGCCGAGAATGAGACAAAGTTTTTGGGCGGCGTAACTCGCGAGAAACTAAAAGGCGTACTCGTAAAAAGTGCCGAGTCTACAGTTAAAGAGGTTGAAGCAGCGCTTGACGAGGCTAAATCTCAAGTTGAAACCAGAACCGCAGCGGTTGAAAAAGCCAACGAGGCTTTTACCGAAGCTGTGAATAAGGGTAAGGAAGTTGACAGAGCGGCTGCCGACGCCTTAACCGAAGTGGGCAAAGCTGCCGAGGCTAAAAAGCTGGCCGACTCGAAGGCTAAAGCCGAAAAAACAGACGAGGCAAAGCAAGCCGCCGAGCAAGCGGCTGCCGACCTGTTGAAGGCAAAAAAAGACAGCGAGGCTGTTGAGAAAACCAAGCTTGAGCAAAACCAGGTAGTAATTAAAAAAGCCGAGGAGGCTGCTAATGATGCCGAGCGTGAGCTTGTTGAGCTGAACAAGCGTATTGAAAAACTTACCGTTGCTTTAGAAGAGGCCACACAGGCGCTTGAGGAGCAACTTGAAGATTAATTAGTAACCCTTAAAACCATTTCAAATGTATATCAGAAATGTAAAATCGATTAAGATGGGGGATTGTGGCGCTGATGGCGCTATGGGAGCAGCACTCGACACCGTGTTTGAGGACATTGTAAAGGACACCTGTATGATTGACTTTCCCAAGCCGGGCGTGAGTTTTATCACCCCGGACGACAAACCAAACCCCATTGTAGCGTTGATTGACGACAGTAACGCTGTTATGAAAATCTCCTTTTCAACGTTCAATTGTTCCTCAGCGTTGAAAGCCACTTTGTTTGGCGGCGAAGTCGTCCTAGGCAAATGGAGCGCACCCACCACCCGGGTGTTGAAAAACCAAAGTGTTGAGATAACCTCAGGCGACACCGATGGAAAACACGAGGTGGCTACTGCCCCCAAAGTGATTGTGGTACCCGGTTACTCGGGTAAGTACAACAAAACAGGCATGGCCGAAATATCGGTCGATATGTATGTTTTGGTTCCAAAGGATGCTCTGGGAGCAGATTTGAGTCCATTCCAAAGCGCAGAGGTATCGGTATAGTATTAATTAAAGCCTCGGAATACCTCCGAGGCTTTTTATACAATTAGCTATGAACGGGAACGACATTCAAAAGAAAGCGGTTGCGGCCATGACCGGGAAAACTAAAAAGGTTACCATGAGGGTGAACCGGCTTACATGGCTGCACCGTTTAAAAATACGGCCTAAAGAGCGGGCCTTTTCTATTGGCCATTTAAGCCCTGGGAATTTGATGCGAATAAGCGGCTTGTTATTACAAGTTGGCTTTGATGCGAATAAGCCCGACCCTTGGCGCGAGGCTTTGCGGTGTATGAATCATTCCATGCCCGATTTGATTAAGATTTGTGCAATAGGCATTTCGAACTGCAAGGAGGAACCGCCCGATAAACTGCTTGAGTTTATTACGAACGATACCGATTGGGAGTCGGTGTTTAATGTGTTTGTAGCCATAACCTCGAGCCTGGAGATTAAGTCTTTTATGACTTCTATCACTTTGATAAAAGGAGTGAGCCTTCTGAATCAGGGGAGTTAAATAGCCCCTGGCACATGTTTCAAGGTGTGGTTAAGTACTATGGATGGACTTTAGACTATGTATTGTGGGAAATAAGTTTTGTAAACTTAATAATGCTGATAGCCGCTATTGAGGGCGACGAGGAACAAGGCGAAGAAATTACCCTGGGCGAATTAGCCGCCAGGGCCAGCAACGACAAATAAAAAAAAACAATGAACGACCCGGGAGTTGAATATAGATTGTATTTAGACCAGTTTCGCCAGGATGTGGCCGAGCTTAAAGGTTTAATGGCGGGCGCCGGTGACCAGGTTGAACAGAAAGTGAACGACCTGGATTCGGTGCTTAAAAAGGTGGGTATTGGCATGGTTAGTTATTTCACCTTTGACCAAATTAGGGAAATAACCGCCGAAATTAAAACCCTGACCGCCGATTTTGAAAAGTACGAAGCGGTGCTCACCAATTCGCTGGGCTCGCACGACCGGGCGGTTGCTGCTATGGATAAGCTTCAGGAGTTTGCTGCAAAAACCCCCTTTCAATTAAATAACCTTACCGACTCCTTTGTTAAGATGGTAGGCCAGGGCTTTCAGCCAACCATGGAAGAAATGACAAACCTTGGCGACCTGGCGTCGAGCAAGGCCAAAGATTTTGACCAATTGGCAGAGGCGCTGCTCGATGCTGAAATGGGCGAAAATGAGCGTTTAAAAGAGTTTGGTATAAAAGCCCAAAAGAACGGCGACATTATTAAGTACACCTTTAAAGGCGTTACCACTGAGGTTGAGAACAACGCCCAGGCTATTCGCAATTATATACTTGGGCTGGGTAAAATGGAAGGCGTTGCCGGTTCCATGGCCGCCATATCGAAAACGCTGGGTGGCGCAATGAGTAACGCCGAGGACTCAACCGACGCCCTTTATGTGGCTATAGGTTCGCGCTTGAGCCCTAGTTTAACCGGGTTGTATGGGAATTACTCCAAACTAATTGGCCGGGTTACCGAGTGGGTTAAAATTTCTCCAGCCGATAAAATAAGGCAGGAAAGCGAAGAGGTTAATAGGCTGGTTATGCAATTAACCGATTCAAATACCAAGGAAGACCAGCGCCGCCATATTCTTGAGCAGCTAAAAGAGTTAAGCCCGGATATTGTCCGCGGCCTTGAGGCAGAAAATCTGAATACAGAAAAGCTGAAGGAAAACCTGCGCCTTTACAACGAGCAGCTTAGTAACCGCATTATTCTTGCGAATTTAAGCGAGGATGAGGAGTCGAAAGCGGCAAAGCTTGCTGACGCGAGAACAAAAGAGGCCAATGTGTGGCTCGACATTCAGGAAGCTATTTTAAAAGCCAATAAAGACATTGCCCTTTCGGAGGGTACTAAAGAGGAAAAGCTAAAAAAGACCGTTGAGTATTTAAGCAAACAGGTTCAATTACAAAAAGAGGCCGGACGCACGGGCTCTGTTCGCGATGTTGGCGGACAAACCATTGACTCGAGAACAGAAGAACAAAAGCTTCTTAATTTTCTTAGTATACAAAAAGAGGTACTGGCTGTTCGCGAAAAAGAGCGCGAGGAGCTTGCCTCTGAAACAGAGGATTATCAAAAGCGCATTGAACAATTAAAGCTAATACTTGGTATAACCGCCGAGATAAACGCCGATGATGATGATGATGATGATGATGATGACGACGAATCCACCGCTTTTGATAAATGGAAAAAGAATATTCTGGCGCAAAAAGAAGCCTATAAGGAATATGAGGCGGTAAAGTCGCAAATTAGCCAGGACGAGGCAGACAAGCTTTATGCCGAGCTGCTTAAAAAAGCGGGTACCTATGCCGATTTGTTGAAAAAACTGCTTGCCGGTAAGCTTACCAAAGACCAAATTGGATTTGCAGCCCTGGAGCTTCAAAGTGTAACGAAAAAAGACGACGCAAAAGCCACCAAGGAGGAGGATAAAGAAGCTAAAAAGCAGCGCGATTACCTAAACAAGCTATTTGCCGACACAAAAAACCATTACCAAAAGCTTAACGCCCTTACTGAAAAGTACCTGAAGGATAAACAGCTTTTGCAGGAGCGCGGGCTTACCGGTCATATTGAAGTGCTCGACGAACAATACCGGGCTGCTGTTTTTGCTCTGCAAAAAGAGAACGGCCTGTATAGCTGGCTGTTTAAGAATATCGAAAATTACAGCCGCAAGGAGTTAAAGGACTTTATTGCCCGGATTCAAAAGGAGCTTGAAGTTGCCGGAATGCCCGAGGAAAAGAAAATTGAGCTTCAGAAAAAGCTTGCTGAAGCAAACGAGAAGCTTGACCAAAAACTAGCGTCTAATCTTAGCGACGCTTCAGCTATTTTGGGCGACATGGCAGCACTGGCCGGCACCTTTAACGAAAAGCTTGCCGAGTCGATTAACACCGCTGCCGATTTAGCCGCCGGAGCGGCCAATATTGCCGCCGGTTTTGCATCGGGTAATTACGCCCAGGCTGTAGGTGGCATTTTGCAAACGTTCACTTCAATAATAAAGCTGTTTGGAAACCTGTCGACCCTTGAGGAGAAACGCGCCGAGGCCGAGCGTATAAGAGCCTTCAACGAAGAGAAATATACCCGCCAGCTTCAGCTACAGAACGATTTTCTTGAGCGCCAAATTGACCTAATAAAGCAACTGAATGGGCTAAAGGCTGACGAATTAACTAGAAAAACTTTAGATGAAATTACCACACAAAAGAATGCGCTGGAAAACAAAACCTATTATTTGCCAGTATCAGACGAAAATGGGCCTATTGGTTCGGTTGAAGTTAGCGGCGTTGAAGAAGCCTATGCTTATGCTCAATCTTTAGTTAAAAGCGGATACAGCTTGCAAAGTGATGTCTGGGATATGATTAACCAGGACATGGAGCATTATGAAGGGCTTGTCGAAGCTTTTAATCAAATGATGGACGAGTGGAATGAGCGGGTTACCGGTACAACCGCCAGCTCGCTGGGCGATAAAATTGCCCAAATATGGCTCGACGCCCAGCTTGCTGGCGACGACTTTATTAAACGCTTTGGAGAAGGACTGAACGATGTGATGCGCGAGGCTTTGGTTGCCCAGTTCAAAGACCGCTTTATTATGGAGCAGGCTGCGCAATGGTATGAGAGTTTAGCCGAAGCCAGCCGCGACGCCGATGGACTTACAGCCGAGGAACGCACCGCATTAAATCAGCAGTGGTTAGCCATGATTGCCGAAATGGACGAACAGTGGAAAACAATGGTTGAGAATTTTCCCGACCTTTTTAGCCCGTCGGCGCTTGCCGGAACCGACTCGCAATCGACCGCCGGAGCTGTTAAAAACATCCAGGAAGGAACTGCAAATATATTGGCCGGGCACACCGGAGCCATGCGGGTAGACCTGGCGAAATTGGTTATTAGTGCCAGTCAGCACCTCGACGTTTTAAACAAGATGGATAAAAAGCTGGGCAACATTGAAAAATACACCAAAGAAACCCGCGACGTTTTACAAAATTCAGGATTTTAGCTATGCAATACTTAATTAATAATACCGATGTTTTTGCCGCCAATGGCATTGAGGTTATAAAAGTTACCGGGCTGCTCGATGGAGCGGCTCAACGTATAAGTAAACGCGTTTGGGCAGACAAAAGCGGTGTAGACGTTGACTTTAATAACATCAGGCTAAAAGAGCAGGACTACACCTTTGAGTGTATTTGCCTGGCCGACAGCAAGCAGGCGCTTGTAGATAAAATGCAGGCCTTTAATAGTGCTTTTGCCGCCGGGTTGGTTGTACTTAGTGTTCGTGGCGATTATCGCAAAGGAATGCTTGTGTTTAAAGAGCCCGAGATTACCGGCAAATATTCGCCAGCTTCAGGCGGGCAACATGCCTATTTATTTAATCTGAAGCTTACCGACGCCAACCCGGCGGCAACGCGGTGGATTACTTACGGCAGTGGCGATGTGGTTAATACGATTACCTATGCCGGAACAGAGCCCGCCTATATATTTTGGGGCGACGGAGCCAGGGAGTTATTGCCCGGCCCTGGTGATTATACGCACCAATACGCCAGCGCCGGAGAGGTTGATATTATTATAGATGCCGACGGAGTTACTACCGTGGGATATCCTTACACTTTAGACCCAACCGATGGCTTAAGCTTTACGGCAAACGACGACTTTACTTTTGCTGTTGACGCTGTAAAATATGGTGCCTTTGGACACCCAACTTATGGCAATGCAATAGATTCAAAGTGGCAAATTATACGGGATGGTGTGGTTCTACTCGAAACCAACGCCAGTGTGCTTAATTATAGCCAGGCTTTTACGGTTAATGAGCCAACGGTTTTTGAGCTCAGACTGTGGGCTTTGTATAATTACAATGGGGCAACCTTCTGGCTATCGAAGGACCCATTTAATAAGACTCATACTGTTAATTTAGTTAACGCCGGCATCACTACTTATAGACATGGTAAGTTTCCGCCTTACCCGGCTTATGGAACGGCTCACCTGAACCTAAGCGGTAATGCGTTGAGCCAGGCTTCAGTTGACGAGTTGTTGCTAAGCTCAGAGATTGTGGCCTCCGATAATGGGTATTTGAATATTTCAGGCGGAACCAACGCGGTACCCAACGCCTCGGGAATTTCGGCAATCAATACTTTAATAAGTAAAGGATGGGAGGTTTATTATAATGCTTCTTAAGATTTACAGAGATAGCGCAATTATTGCCTACGTTCGCCCTGATGACAATAGCGAGCTGGTTCAAAAGCTTATGACCGACGACCTGGTTAAATTGAGCTTTACCCACAGCTCGTATATTGATTTGCAAATTGGCGACAACCTACTATTGAACGGCCTTGAATACTGTTTGAACAGCTTGCCTAATTACACCAAGGCCAGCGCCAACGAGCACAAATACGAGTGTCAATTCCAGGGCGGTATTTACGAGCTTCAAAAAGCAAGCTTTTTGCTTTACTCCGATTTTTATTTCGATTTTACCGGCAACGCCCAGGGCTTTCTCGATTTGTGTATTACCAACCTTAACCGCGATTTGGGAGGCTATAGCGCCGGAACCTGCGATGTTACCGAGGTAAAAACACTCACCTTCGACAATATGAGTGTGCTCGATGCCATAAACTACATTAAAGACGAGCTGGGCTTTGAGTTTTATCTTGTTGGTAAGGTGTTGCACTTTACCACTCCCGGCGTTGACACTGGGTTAACCTTTAAAGTGGGCCGGTTCCAGGGTCTTTATGAGCTCACGCGCAAAAAGGTTGAAAGCGCCAATATAATTACCCGGCTGTGGGCGTATGGCAGTCAGAACAACCTACCGCCCGACTATGTAAGTCCGTTGGTATATAAGCGTCTGGCTTTTGAGAACCCGCTGCTTAACAACGAGAGCCGAGTAGAGAGTAATGTTGCTTTGTACGGCATCCGTGAAGCGGTAAAGGTATTCGACGACATTAAGCCCGAGCGCACTGGTACGGTTACTGGTATCGATACCGAAAACAACCGGGTGTTTATCGATACCGCTATGGACTTCGATTTAAACGCCTACCTGCTGGCCGGACTTACACCCAAAGCCAACTTTAAAACCGGAGCTTTGGCCGGGATAACCTTCGATTTAAGTTACGACAACGCCACTCAGACCTTTACCGTTGATTACTTTACCGACGAGAGCGGAACCTACCCCAATGAAATCCTGAAGTTTGCCATTGGCGACCAGTATGTTTTGTTTGATATATGGCTCCCGCCTGCTTATGTTACCGATGCCAAAAGCCGCTTAAAAACAGCAGCCGAGGCGTGGCTGGCAAAATTTGACCACCCAAACGCAATGTATGAGCTGAATAACGACGAGGCTTATGTGCGCGACAATGCCATAAGCTTTACCCTTGGCGACTCCGTTACCATAAGCGATACTGATTTAGCCATAAATGGGCTTATCCGCATTACCGGCATATCGCGGAACATTGCAAACCCATACAAATACAAGCTCGATGTGGGCGAACTTATGCCCACGCCCTTGCTGAAAAGCATCGGCACACAATTAAAGAACGCCCAGGCGGCCACACAAAGCAATACGGTAGAGGTTCAAACTGTGAAGCTAAAAAAAGCCGACACCGCCTCGGTATTTACACAGGCGCAGACGTTGGCGCTTATCGGTGATATTGATAGAAAATTTTATGGGGGACGGGCTGATGAGGTTTATCAGCTCCCAAACGACAATATTAACTGCGGAAACGCACTAAGAGAATAGACATGGCAGACCAAATTCAGATAAGATATGATACAGCCGAAAACTGGACGGCTGTTAATCCTGTGCTCGCAATTGCAGAGGAAGGACACGAACTTGTTACCAACAAGCGAAAAATAGGCGACGGCGTAACCGCATGGAATGCCCTGCCATATTTCGGCGGTGAAAATGGCCCGAGTACCGCAAATATAATTCACGGGGCCACGGCAAAAGAAACGCTCGCTGATGCCGACGAGTTGGCCCTTGTTGATAGTGAGGATGGCAATAGCTTAAAGAAGCTTAGCATTGCCAATCTAAATGCAATCTTTTTAGCCTGGCTAAAAACGTTTTTTACCAGCCGGAAAACCATTGAGGTTAGTGTAGCTGCCGGACAATTACAGTTTGATTTTGATAGCCTCCGCGAGGTGTGGGCAACCAAAACCGGGGGCGGTGCAATTGTAGTTAACGAGAATGTGACTATTAGCTATGTGAACGCGACCAATTTCAAGAGCTTGTGGTTTCCGGTAAACGTAACCACCAGCGCCAGAACCTTCACGTTCCCAGGTGACCATATTTGCGGTGACGAGCGTTGGATAAGCCCGCTGCTTACCCTTGAGGTGGGAAAGTACCAAATATCGGTGATGAACGATGGGGTGAATAAACATGTGAGCTGTAGCCAAAAGGAGGTTTAGTATGAGTTTGATTGTTGCCAATAACGCCAATTTGTGGGGCAAAGCCTCAAAGCCTTTCGTAACTGAATGGACTGTTCCCGACAATACAACGGTGACGCTCCCACATTTAAGCGGGTATGTTTATACCTATTTTGTTGACTGGGGGGATGGCTCCCCCCGCAAGTACGTAGCCGCTTATAATGACCCTAATGCCTCACACACCTATGCTGTAGCCGGAACCTACGAGGTTAAGATTGTGGGGACTTGTGAGAGCTTTTGGGTGAGCAATGGAGCTATGAAAGGTTATATCACGAAGCATTTAAAATTTGGTGATATAGGTCTTGTGGCTTTGAATTTTTATGGTTGTTCTAATCTTACCGGCACTATACCGGATGATTCTGAGGGACTCAATAAATTGGTAAATGGAGCCGCAATGTATTTTGGCACGAGTGTTTCCGGGTCAATTCCTTCAAACTTCCTTTATTATTCTCATTTAGTAACCAATCTATCATATGCGCTTGCTAGTACAGATTTAACAGGAATAGTTCCGGTAACATTTCTCGACCATTGCACCGAATTGACTAACATAAGTAATTTATTCTCAGGCTCACAAATTTCTGGGGGGATACCAGTTAATTTCCTTATCTACTGTACAAAGCTAACGAATGTTCGGTATTTGTTTAGAGAAACCCTGGTATCAGGAGCTATTCCAGCAAACTTATTTATAAATTGTACTTTACTAACAGATGCCGCAGGAGTGTTTTGGATTTGCCCAAACATTACAGGGGCAATTCCGGCAGGTTATTTGTCAAATTGTACGCTACTAAACACAGTTTACGGCCATTTCAGAGATACTGGCATTTCTAATACAATTCCAAACGATTTTCTTTCAAATCACCCATATTTAGCAATAGTTTCTTATTTGTTTTATAACACTGATTTATCAGGTGATGTACCTGCCAATTTATTTGCAAACAGCCCAAATATTACTGAAATGATTGGAACGTTTAGGTTCCTGTCCTTATTGACTGGGGATGCCCCAGCTTATTGGCTCCGGGTGCCCGAACCGAACGGAACTACATGTTTTGGAAGCTGTAATTTTGATAATCAAGCATTAATACCTGCAACATGGAAATAGACCTTATACAATCAGAGACAAGCGAGATGACACTAATTAACTTGGGTGATATATTACCCCCTGAAGTAATTACTGAGGTGGTTAACCTTAGAGCCGGGTATGCTATCGATATCCGCGCCACAAACGAGAGTCCAAGGCTTTTGGTTAACCTGGGGGAGCTTATTGCCCCGGGTGTTATTACGCAGGTGTTTAACGCTAAATAAAAAGCTTTTAAAGGTAATACACGGGAAAAGTATTAACCTTTAAAACTTAAAGTCATGCGAATTTATTTAAAAACGCCGGTAAGCTACTACGGCGGTAAACAAATGATGCTCAAGGAAATTTTACCGCTCATTCCTGAGCATTCGCTTTATTGCGAACCCTTTTGCGGCGGTGCAGCGGTGTTTTGGGCGAAAGAACCCAGCAAAGTAGAGGTAATAAACGACCTTAACACCGAAGTAATAAACTTTTACAGGGTTTTAAAGCTACATTTCGACGAGCTTTACAGCCTGGTTCAATCCACCATCCACAGTCGCCAGCTTTACGACGACGCACGGGTAATAAGTTCAAACCCTCATTTATTTTCTGAAGTAAAACGCGCCTGGGCCTTTTGGGTAAACACGTCGCAAAGCTTCAGTTCAATTATTGGCGGCGGCTGGGCTTATGCCCGCAAAGAAAACACTTGTGAGAAAAAGGTTGACAATGCAAAGCTTCGCTTTCAGGAGGTGTTTAGCAACCGTTTAAGCCGTGTTCAAATTGAAAGCCAGGACGCGCTCCGGGTGATAAAAAGCCGGGATAGTGTTGATACGTTCTTTTATTGCGATCCGCCCTACCCGGAAACTGACCAGGGTCATTATACGGGGTACACACAACATCATTTTAATGCCCTCCTGGAAACATTGTCGAATGTTAAGGGGAGGTTTCTTTTATCGTCGTTCCCTAACGCTGAGCTTAATAAATACGCACAGCGGTTTGGTTGGATTCAAACAGAGCACTCTAAAAACCTGTGTGCTACCAAAATAAATAAGGGTAAAAAGAAGGTGGAAGTATTGACCCGGAATTATTAATAAAAAGGTCAGAGTGCAAGCGCCAACTATCAAGGGAAACCCAGGGGGGCGTAAAAAGCCCCGCACTCTGACCCGTATTTTGGTAATACACGGGCAAAACGCGGGGTTTCCCTTTTAAAATTTTGATAGTTGGCACTACAAATATAGGCAGGTTTTAAAAGTTTTGAAGCTTTTTATTGAAAAAACTTAAAGCCTCCTTATCCTCCACACCCAGCAGGCGCACAAACAAATAGATGCAATAGTAGGGTTTAGTAATTAAATCCTTGTAATCCTTCCAAACAACATCCCAAAGCTCCTCCATTCCCGAAAGCTTTAAGTGAGTAAGCTGCAAATAAATGTCTAAATATCGGGAGTATTCGCCGCCCTGGTTCCACGTCGCAGAGCTGCGGTACTTTCTGAACTCCGGCAATGATGCCTTTACCGTGTTTTTTGCTTCAATGTCCTGAATTACGTTTGACAAAGCAAAGAGGTTTTGCTTAGCAGTCAACAAAATAGCCTGCTCAATTTCATCGTTCATTCGGTCTGACTGCAATACAGCCTCAATAGTGCGCACCGATTTTTGAGTGTGCAAGCTTAGCTGTTGTTTATCAGCCTTGCTTATAAGCTGCCTAATGGCTTTCATTTGAATTTCTGAGATTATCATACGTCAAGTTTGTAGTTTATTTACTACAAAAGTAAGCTATTTTTAGTATCAATCCACAAATTGTAGAGTGATTCATTTTAAGCCTATTTACGGCACTAGTCAAAAATACCTACTAATACAGCTTCGATAAGATAAACCGTCTTATTCTCAGTGTATTTGCCTTAGAGCGGATAAATGTTAGATTATTTTCCCTGGATTGTCGGGTATTTACTACAAAAAGTAGCTATTTTCGTCGCGATTATAGGTGTGTTTTTCCATTGCAAAAGTGTACATTTGGAATTGTTTAAATGTACATTTGAAATCGCGGATTATAAATAAGAATAAGTTTTTCACTGTACTATTTTTTTAGTTAGAAAACCCGAAAATAGAAATATTCTTTCACTAATTCAATTTTTACTCCCGCGCAAATTTTATGTTATGGGATTGCTTTGGGTATGTGCCGTGCTAAAATGCGATGAATTCTTCTGTTTGTTGGCTGCTTAGCCAGTCGGGTTCAACTATTCCAGGTAATTCCTGAGCAGTTGTATAAATTGATTTTCGTCGATAGGGTTTTGTACTACCATATCGCCAATGGGTTCAGGAATAAACTCGACCAGTTCTTTTTCCACGTTATTGTGGGCTATAACCGGTATGTCGGGATAATTTTCTTTAAGGCTTTTTACCAGTTCCGAAGCAGGCATGTAGGGAAGGTAGAGGTTTACTATTATCAGGGTTACCACTTGGTTTTGTTCCAGTAATTCGAGGGCTTGCCGGGCTCTTTCGGCAAAAACTAAAGTTGCCTGGGTTTTATGCAACAGGGCTTTTAGTTTTTCGTCCTCCCAGGAATGCTTTCCGATAATTAACAAGGTTTTACCTATTAAATTTAATTCGCTTGTTTGAATTGATTTTTGCTTATTTAACTGGGGCTTTACCGGAATGCTCACACTAAACATGGTTTCTTTTCCGGGAATACTGACAAACTCGATGGTTCCGTTCAATAATTCAACCAGTGCCTTTACAATGGACAAGCCGATTCCGGTTCCACCATACTTTCGGGTGTTTTGGTTGTCGAGTTGCCGAAACGATTCGTAAATTTCCGATTTAATTTTTTTCGATATGCCGATACCCGTATCTTTTACCATTAAATTTAGCTTATTATTGGGTGTAATATCAATAAATACATCGATATGCCCCTCGTCGGTGAACTTAATGGCATTGTCGATGAGCTTGGTGGCAATTTGTTTTAATCCTTCCAGATCGCTTATAATAGGGCAGGGGTTGGGAATGTTATTGATAATGGAAAAAGTCAGTTTGTGTTCTTTAAGGATGAAAACTTCGCGGGTATAGCGATTGGCCAGCTCTTCAATCAGGATATTTATATCGAATAATTCAGGATGCAGGGTATATTGACCCGATTCGAGCCGAGCCATCATCATAATGTCGGAAATTACATGCAACAGGTTGTTGGTACTGGTTTGTATAATGTTGAGGTAGCGGTGGGCTTCGTTGGTGTTTATGTCATCGCCCTTGAGCAGGGTGGTAAACCCAACAATAGCATTCATGGGTGTACGAACCTCGTGCGACATGTTCGACAGGAAACTCGACTTCAGTTGGTCGGCTGCCTGGGCTTTTTCTTTAGCCTCTTGCAGCAAACGGTTCGATTCTTCGAGTTGTTGGTTTGTTAGGTTGAGTTGTTGGTTTATTTGCTGATATTCCTGATTGATTTTTTTACTTTCGTCGATTTGTTTCTTTAAAAGCTGCTCGGTTTGTTTCCGGTTTTCAATCTCTTTCGACAACAATCGGTTAATCCGTTGCAGGTTCACTTCATGCAGGTTGCTCAATTCTATTTTTTGGGTTAAAAATTGCAGGGTTTTATTCCAAAACATAAAAATTACTGCAGCTACTATCGAAAACAGCAGCAGTAGCATGGCCCAGCTCGAAAGGGAATCTACAAAAAGTTCCACATCGGCCTGAATGGTAAGTAGCTTAAAGCGGAATAAAAAGGCGCAGGCAATATAGAAAACTATAACCGTGGTAAGCGAAATAATGCCCCACAACTTGTTTATGAGAATGGCTGCAAGTACCACAAACAGTAATAAAAGTAAAACGCCCTGCGACAGCAATCCATAGGTTAATATTCCCCCGGCTCCTACGGTAAAGATTACCATTAACAGAATCCAGGCTCGGAGCTGCCACGACATCAGGTTGCGCCACACAAAACTTGACAAAAGTACCATAGCCATAACCACATGGTAATAATTTAAGGGGGTAATGCCGAATTCACGAATACGCAGCAGGGTTCCCAGCAGGGCAAACCACATAAATATAATAACAATCCAACCCAGCAAATCGACCAATTTGGCTTTTATCTGGCTCAGTTCATTGATGGTAGCACTGGAATCAGTTGTTGTTGGTTTTGTTCGTTTAATCATGTGGTGCCTTAGCTCGCTTTGGTTGGTTAAATTTAAAACATTTTTGGTATTCTCAGCATTTATCCGGGCAATATTTATGGGCAGGTCCTATTTTTAGTACTTTGTACACCGGGTGGGTCCCGGTTATTTAAAACAGACGTAATTTGTTTACGTTTTCTTTCTGAGGTACTTATCCTTTGTTTTGGAAACTGTTTTCAATTTAAATTTTTATTTGAATTTACAAAAATGGTTTAACTTGCATTTACTTTTTTAGACAACTGAAATTATTTGAAAATGAATTGTTTGTATTTTATTACTTAAGCAAATTAATGTGTGGTTTTACTACAAATTTGTTCAATAAAACCTGAGCTTATGAAAAAACTTCATCGCGAAAAAGCCAAATGCCGACTTACGGGCTTTTGAAAGCCCATACGCATACTTCAAACGTTTTTTGGATGAAACCGACAGTAGTTTTTGTGCTGCTGCAACTTTTTTGTAAAAACCCGTCGTAGTTTTTTACTTTTGTTTTTTTCTCCAACTCACCGGTAATTTTCAAAATAAAATCATTTCAGGTATCTATTCTCAAATGGTAGCGGGCCGAAACAAATTTTTTTAAGCGGGGAGTGTAACGAAATAATATTAGTCTCGTCTATAACTCGAAACCTTGATAACAGAAACGTTCTAATTAAATCATAAGATTATATAAAAGTATTTAAAATTAAGGAGTTGTATCATATTCCCGACCGGAAAAAATACGCTCGCATGTTGACCCTTAAAACCCAATATCATGAAAGCTGAGTCTGATTTTCGAACCTATTTACCTAAGCCCCTTTTAGCCCTTTGGGTTTTGGCTATAGGTTTGAAGATTTGGCTCAAATCCTTTACTTTGTTGTTAATTAGCAGTCTACTCAAAGGAATTCAAGGTGCATACCGTTTGTATGTATTTGGTGATTGTACATTTGTATCCGTTTCCCGGGTAGCCTTTAATACACCAAAGAACGCATCCGATCCTAAGCCCCGAACAGCTTTGGAAACAGCATCCGGAATTTTAGAATCAATAATGGTATTTATAAGTGGTTTTAAGGAAACCCCATGGTTTAAATTATCACGTGTGGCATTTACCCTTGCCGGCACAAATAGTTATATACCCTTAAAACCAAATTATTATGAAAAAACTTGTTTTATTGATGGCAGGCCTGATGATTCTGGCTGCATCGAGTGTAAGTGCAAAACGGTTGCCAACAGCGGCAGCCAAGTTACCTGAGGCTTTCAAAAATAAAATTGAAAAGTCGATAGATTATCCTCAACAAGCTGTTAAAAACGGGCTTGAAGGCGATGTATGGCTTAAAGTATGTGTAAATGAGGAATCGCGGGTTAAAATTATCGATTTAAGTGCCACCCATCCCGAGTTGGGCGAACATGTTAAAAAAGAACTGGGTTCCCTTTATGTGAATAACCCGGGTTGCATGGCTGGAGAGACCTTTTACGTAAAAATACGATTTACGGTAACTAATTTGTAA